TGTATAAGGAACAGAATCCAAGCTATATCTTGTAATGTATCATTTTCTGCTTTATACATAGCTTTACTTTTCTTATTAATTTCATAATTTATTTTAAATCCAGCACCCACAGCTACTAATCCAGCAGCACTAATGATTGTTGGTATCTTCTTCTTAAGTGATTTAATAGCATTTTGGATAGCACCACTTTTACGCTTCTCCTCACCCATATTAATTCCAGAGATTGGTGTCTGTGGTGGTAACTTAGATTTTCCAACGAATATATTCTTAATCGTATCTTTAATCATTTTCAGTATAGGCATAATAGCATTAACAATTTTACTGATAATACCATCTTTCTTAGCTTCAGATTCCATAAAGATTCTTCTGTTTAAATCTTCATTAGTATTATAATCTACAGACTCAGTAATATAGTTAAAATCAGATTTCATTATATCGTATTTACACTGTTTATCAATGATTGCGAATTCGTATAACAATCTATCGACTTTATTAATATATAGATCTATCCTATCCATATATTGCTCCTTCCTACTTAAAATATAATATATTTTAAGTAGTATGAAATTAATTAACTATATTTATGACATATAAGTAATTCGAGTATTTTCTATAGTAATACTTATCTTCCGAGAATAGGTGTTACAAACAAATATATAAAATATTTGAATAAATATATATTCTGAAAGGAGTATTTAAGTTATGGCTCAAAAAGTACAGATTGTACCTAAGTTTCTACATTCTCATGTAGAAACAGTCATTAATGACTATACTGCTGTGGTCGATACAGCAAGAGTTGAGTCTGATGATTCTTGTGTCTTGTTGACAGTCTTTACTGGTCCACAAGGTATTGATAATACACTAGTTAAAATTAAGGATACTGATACATTTGAAAGCATCTTTGGAAAGTCTAATTATAGATTGTATGGACAACCTATGATGATGGCTGAAACAGCACTAAGAACAGGTTGTGCAACTTGTTGGTGTATGCGTGTTATGCCAGATGATGCTAGATATGCTAACAGTGTTCTTTCAGTATATTATAAGGCTGATGTTGCTAAGAAGAAGTTCAGAATCAAGTTTAAAGCTAAGTCTTTAACAGATACTTCTGCTGTTACAAGTAAGACTGATCTCTATACTAAGGGATTGGTACTTGATGGAGTTGCTGGATCTGATGGTACCTTTAAGGATGCTGACGGATATACACAAGTTCCACTTGTAACATTTAGAGCATCTGGTAGAGGTGATTATGCAAATAATTATCGTTGGAGAATGATTCGTAATAGAGATTCTGAGAATGATTATAGAATTAAGATGATTTCATTTGAAGCACTTAATTCAAATAATGGTATCAAAGTTATTGCGAATTATGCTGGTACATTAGCTGATTCTGATAAGTTTGCTAAGACTACTCTTATCAATGATATTGTAGATGATACTGATACTGGTGTAGCACCTATTGATATTCAATGCTATGAAGATAACTTCATCACATTACATGAAGCTTATGTTAAGTTCTTGAAAGATGTTGAAACAGCTACTCCTGGTACTGTTACAACTATTCCAGATGCTGATGAATTTGATCCTATCTTTGGATATGAATTAGGTACTGCAAATAAGGATAAGTTTATTTCATTTACACAGGTACAGCCAGGAACTGGTGTTCCTGCTGGTGGTGATGCTGATGATTATACAACAACTAATGATATTATCACACCAGATAGTGTAGAGGGAGTTCTTCTAGCTGGTGGTACAGACGGTTCATTTAAGTCAGCAGATCAGACTGTAAGAGATAATGCTATTACTAAAGCATATAATGATGCATTCTCTGGTAAGTTAGATAAGATGATCTTATCTAATAAGAGAGTACATCTTAATGCAATCTTTGATGCTAATTATCCTTATGAAGTAAAGAAGACATTGTATGATTTTGCAACTACTAGAGATGATTCAGTATTGTATCTTGATTGTGGATTAGTTAATTCATTCTCTGAGGGAAATATGGCTAATCTTGAAAGAGATTATGGTATTTTCAATAATAGAGGATGTTCTAAGAATCCACAATGGGAGACTATTAAGGATCCGATTACTCGTAAGAAGGTTCCAGTAACTATTACGTATTTCTTTGCAGAGCGTTATCCAATCCATGTAAGAGATAATGGTTATCATGTACCTTTCACAAATAATTATGCTCAGTTGTCTAATGGTGTAAGAAATTCATTACAACCAGTTGTTGAAGATTATGATACTGGATTAAAAGAGTGGTTGTATGTTAATAGATTCAATTACTTCGAGGCTACTGGTGAAGATGTTTACAAGAGATCTTGTCAGAATACATCACAGATGTTAACATCAGATCTTCTCGAAGAATCTAATATGCATACACTCTTTAGTATTAAGCATATTCTCGAAACTGATGCTAGAAATAATCTATATAACTTTGCTGAAGCAGATGATAGAAAGAGATTCACAGACTATGAGACTGCTAAGTTTGCTCCATGGGTTGGAAGTAGATTACAATCTTTCAACATTGAATTCTCTATGAATGCTTGGGAAGCTGAAAGATCAATTATGCATTGCTATGTAGCTATTCAGTTCAGAACTCTCAATAAGAGAACAATCATTGAAATCGACGTAAATAAGCGTGATTTCACAGCATAATAAAGAAAGGTAGGTAAATTGAATTATGGCTCAGATGACAATTCAGTCTAATATTCATCAGCATACCTATGATAACTTAGATAAGTATGCATTGTTCTTAAGTGGTCTGAACGTAACACATGATGTTCTTCAGTCTTATGATCCACTTAAGACAGGATTTGGTAGATTATTTATGGTTAGACAACCATTGATGGTAAATCAACTAATTCCAACTAAGATGAAGAAGTTTAAACATATTCTCGAATATGGTATTACAGCACTTTCAGGCATTAATGATTATAATGTACAAACAGGTAGCGTAGAAGGTGGATATGCTGGTAGATCAATGGAAGTTCCAACTAAGGTAGAAGATACTACTAACTCATTCACAATTAGTACATATGAATTTTCTGGATCACCATTGCGTGAAGTACTTCATTTCTGGATTAATGGTGTTACAGATATTCAGACAACATTTTCACATTATTATGGATTGGATATTCCAGTAAACCAAGCTAATCACACAGCAGAATTTATTTATGTATCAACAGATCAGACAGGTAAGAATATTGAATACGCTTGTCTATTTGCTAACTGCTTCCCTAAGAAGATTGATACTGATAGATATAATATGAATAAAGGTGATATCAAAGTAGTAGAAATGGAAATCGAGTTCTCTTGTACAAAGTATGAGTCACCTCAGATTAATGCTAAGGCTGCTCAATTACTTGATAGATATAAGATTCTTATGAATTCATTAGACTTCCACTCTGGAATTACTGATAGAATTATTAGCCAGACACCAGTTAAGACATATAATATCCAGACTGGTATGCTTGATGGTTAATTTTACATAGATATAAACATATATCCCTACAACTGTACCCAGATTAATTGGGGATGGTTGTAGGGAAATTTATATTATGTAAGAAAGGAGATTATAGAATAACGTGGCAGTTAAGAAAATAGGAGTATTGTTAAGAAAACTATTCTCCAATGGTGATGAGTATATTATCTATTTTAAGAATAGAGCTAAAGATGTAATCATTGATGAAACAACCAATGAAACTTTAGCTCCATATGTTAATAAGATAAAAAATATTAACGACTATGCTAGTAAAGTTGAGAGAAGTCCTAATAATGGATATATTATGATTAATGGTACAAATACTCCAGTATATACACACCCAACCCAACCAATAAATGCTGGACAATATGATCTAGTTACTGTAGATACTAATGGTCATGTTACTGGAGCATCATTAAGACAGGTATGGGATAAAAGAGTTACTGGAAATATTGTTGATGCAACAACTGGCTATAGCCCTCATGTGTTTAAACCAAATATTCCTACTGGATACGATCAGATTACTCTAGGACATCATTTAGGTATTATCTATTCTTTTTTGTATCATATCAAAGATCATTCTTATGAAGATACTATTACATGAAATAGATTCTGTCTCTTA